CAGGATCTTCTGATCGATCTTTTGCGCCGATTGCCAGCTTTTGATCCGGCACGCGGCAGCCTCGGCGCTTTTGCAGGTCTGGTCCTGCGCAACCAGTCCTCGCGGATCGCGATGCGCGATCACCGCCAGCGCCGTGCGCAGGGCGGCACGATGCTGTCGCTCGAGGTGCCGCTGGCCGGAACCCGCGAGCCGGTCGGCGACACGCTGACCGAGGATGACGGCCTTGCCGCGTGGCACGGCCAGACCTCCTGCGCAGCGGCCGTCACCGAACTTCACCTCGCCCTGCAGGCGGCGCTTGCGCGGCTCCCGGCCGAGGATCGCCGCTTCTGCGCGGCGCTGGCGCATCGTCCCGTCATCGCGCTGGCGACTGAGGGTTTCGGCAGCCGGTCCGCCCTCTATCGCCGCCTCGCCGATCTCCGCCACGTCCTCACCGCCCACGGTCTCGGTCCGGCGTGGGACGATCTGGCGGCAGCGTGAGTAGAGGGAAAAGGAGGAGATAATGTTCATGCAGACGACACCCATCACCACCGCCCGCGCCAGCCGACCGCTCGGGGAAATCGAGTTCTGTGCCTGGGTGGCTCAGGCCGTTCCCGGCGACCGGCTGGAATACCATCGGGGCTTTCTGGTGCTCGATACCTTTCCGGCGATCTCGCACCTGCCGGATGCGCAGCGCGTCGAACTGGCCAAGCTGGGAAGCCGCGCCTTCTGGGCCGCCGAACAGGGCCTCGTGCACCTGGTGCAGGAGCGCATCGACACAGATCGGTTCGCCTACATCGCCGTCGCCCGCCCCAGGCCGAAGGCCGCCACCGCATCGCTGTCCGCGCTGCTGCTCGACGCGCAGGCGGCGTGACCCTCCCTTCCGGACCCAACACGCAAACCAAGGAGGCACAAATATGCCGTTTTCAGAAAACACCCCCACGCCGGATGATCTCCAGGCGCTCAGCGCGGCCGAGATCGCGGCCTTGCCGGTCGAACTGCTGGCCATCCTGCAGCACGAGATCGATGCGCGGCTCAAACGCGACAAGGCCGCCAAGGCCCGGCTCGATGCCGGTCTCGCGGTGCGCTACGCCGATCGCGCTGCTGAGGAACGGCAGGCCGCAGGCAAGGACACGGGCACGACGCGCTTCGATGACGGTGATTTCACCATCGTGGCTGACCTGCCCAAGCGGGTCGATTGGGATCAGGACAAGCTCGCCGCGATGGTCGCGCGCATTCGCGATGCCGGTGACGACCCCGCACAATATGTCGACATCGCCATCAAGGTGCCGGAGCGCAAATACGCGGCCTGGCCCGACGCGATCCGGAAAGGCTTCGAGCCCGCGCGGACCGTGCGCACCGGCACGCTCAAGGTCGAGCTTCTCTCTCAGGGAGGCGATCAATGAGCCTGCGCATTCTCACCGCCGATGAGCGCCTGCGCGAGGCGCAGGGCAAGACCACCATGGCGATCTTTGGCCCGAGCGGGGGTGGCAAGACGACCCTCCTGACCACCATGCCCGAGGAGCAAACCGTCTGCCTCGACTTTGAAGCGGGTCTCAAATCGGTGCAGGGCTGGAAAGGCGACAGCATCTCGATCCGTCGCTTTGCCGATGCGGTCGATATCGCCTGCCTGATCGGTGGCGCAAACCCGGCGGCCCAACCGGAAGAGCATTTCTCCGAGGCCCATCATGCGCACCTGCGCGGGCTGCATCCCGAGCTAGCCGCGCGGCTCGACACCAAGCGCATCGTCTTCGTCGACAGCATCACCGATCTGACGCGCCAGGCGATGGCATGGGCCAAGACCCGACCCGAGGCGCTGTCGGACCGCACCGGGAAACCCGACACACGCGGCGCCTACGGGCTTCTGGCGCGCGAGGTCATCGGCCTGCTGAAGCATCTTCAGCATGCGCCGGGGCGCACCGTCATCTTCGTCGGCATCCTCGAGAAGGTCGTCGACGACATGAACAGGGTGACGTTCCAGCCGCAGATGGAAGGCGGCAAGGCCGCGCGCGAACTGCCGGGCATCGTCGATCAGGTCATGACGCTCGACCTCTTCACGCAGGAAGAGGGCGCGGAGGGCGCGCGCAGCTGGCGTCATGATCCCGACAAGGGCACCGCGCGCCGCCTCGTCTGCCAGTCCGCCAACCCCTGGGGCCTGCCCGCCAAGGATCGCTCGGGCCGTCTCGACCTGACCGAACCCGCCGATCTCGGCGCGCTTCTCACCAAGATCAACCAAACCCCGAAAGGATAATCCCCATGACCTTCGACATGAACGACGTCGCACCGCAGCAATCCGGCGACCTGATCCCGGACGGCACCTTCGCCAAGGTGACCATGTCCATCCGCAAGGGCGGCACGGACGGGATGAGCGAGGTGGATCGCGGGCTGCTGAAACCCTCGAACCAGCCGGGCAGCGATGTGCTGATGGTGGATGCCGAGTTCACCGTGGCCGAGGGCCGGTTTGCCCGGCGTAAGTTCTGGCAGAACTTCACCGTGCAGGGCGGCAAGCTCGACGAGCAGGGCCAGTCGATCGGCTGGAAAATCTCCAAGAGCCAGTTCCGGGCCATGATCGACAGCGCGCTTGGGCTCAACCCCGAGGACATGAGCGAGGGCGCCAAGGCCAAGCGCATGCTGCGCGGGCTGGCCGATCTCGACGGGATCACCTTTGTCGCGAAGATCCAGATCGAGGCGAACCGGAACCCCGCCTACAAGGATGCCAACAAGCTCGACCATGTGGTGCTGCCGACGGCGCCCGAGTGGCAGAAGGTCATGTCGGGCGAAGCGGTGCCCACGCAGCCGTCCCAGAAGCCGCGGCCCGCTGCCGCTCCGGCGCAGCCCGCTGCCCCGGCATGGGGTCAGTCGCAACCCGCTGCCGCGCCAACCGCACCGGCCTGGACTACACCGGCCTCGACGCAACAGCCGGCCACGCAGCCCACGCAAGCGCCGCAACCAGAGAGCGGCCCACAGCCGTCGCACGGTTCTCAGCCGTCGCAGGGCCCGGCCTGGTTGAACCCGTGAGCCCGGACGAATGGCAGGCGCATGTCACCACGGAGGCGGCGCTCGCGATGGGGCGCTGGCTCGAGGCGCGGGGGCGGCTCGACCGCCCCATCGCCGGCCTCACGCGAAAGGATCTCGAATGCATGGCATCAAACGCGATCGGCCGCTTCATCTTACTGGCCTCGGAGCGTCGGACGGAGGCGCCCGACCCGGAGGAACGCGCAAAGCTGGACCTTCTGCTTATGGGGTGACGCGCGCTGACCTCGCCCGCCGTGTGCCCTGCGCGCTCTGCGGACGGGAAGCGCACGGCTTCGGCTACTGTCACCAATTGCGATGGGACCGCCATCCCCACCACCGATTTTTGCTCGATGGCCTGCCTCACAGCGGGCAGCGCCATCGCCAGGAGAAACCACGGAATGATCGACAAGACCGACATGGAAGCCCGCGCGATCTTTGAGGCGCGCCGCAACCTCGCTGAAGCGCTCACCGAAATGGACCTGATGGAGCCCTTCTTCGACCGGCCGGCCGAGGACATCGACTGCCTGATCGAGGCCTGCGTCGAGGGCTTTCAGGCCTCGATGCGGCGCCAGTCCGATGCCGGCGAAATTCCTTTTTGAGCCGGAGACCAGCATGCTCGACCTCAACCACAAATCCGGCTTCGTCTATGGGCGTGAGGCTTCGGAGCCCGAGCCCCTCGGGGCGCGGATCAACAGCCGCATCGACGCAGCACTTGTTGCGGAGCGCGACACGCAGCGCCCGCGCGACTATCTCGGCGCCAGCCGCATCGGCGAGCCCTGCGCGCGCCGCCTCGTCTATGAATTCACCAGGACACCGGTCGATCCGGGCAAGGAATTCGAGGGGCGCACGCTGCGCATCTTCAAGGCCGGTCACGTGTTCGAGGATCTCGCCATCCGCTGGCTGCGCACAGCGGGGTTCGACCTGCGCACCGAAAGGCGCGACGGCGGCCAGTTTGGCTTCGAGACGGCAGGCGGGCGCATTCGCGGTCATGTCGATGGCGTGATCGTCAGTGGCCCGGAGATGGGGCTCACCTGGCCGGTGCTCTGGGAACACAAGGCGCTGAAGGCCTCATCCTGGTCCGACACGGCGAAGAAGGGTGTGCAGATCTCGAAGCCCGTCTATTACGGCCAGTTGCAGATCTACATGGCTTATATGGGCCTAGCCTCCGCGCTCTTCACCGCGCTGAACAAGGACAGCTGCGAGCTTTACCACGAGCATGTGCCGTTCGACCCAGGCGCCGCGCAGGCGCTGTCGGACAAGGCGGTGGACGTGCTGCGCGCCGCGGACGCGGGCGATCTGCTGCCACGCATCGCCGTTCATGCCGATTTTTATCTCTGCCGGTTCTGCCCCTTCAGCGCCCGGTGCTGGTCGGAGGGTCACGCATGAGTCTCACGCTTTCGGAGGCGCAAACGCGCGCCATTGCCGCCATCCGCGACTGGTATCTGCACCGCACCCACGCGCAGCAGGTGTTCCGGGTGTTCGGCTACGCAGGGGTCGGAAAGACCACCATCACCGCCATGGCGATCGAGGCGCTCGGCCTCCGGCCGATGACGCCCGGCGGTCTGGGCGGCGTGATCTTCGCCGCCTTCACCGGCAAGGCCGTCCATGTGATGACGCAGAAGGGCACGCCGGCCCAGACGATTCACAGCCTTATCTATCGCTTCTCCGAGGCCACACCCGACGAAATCGCCCGCGTGACCGAGGAACTGGCGGCGCTGGAGCGCGACCTGCCGCGCATGGGCGTGGCTGAGCGCAGCTTTGCCGAGACCCAGATCAGACAGCTGAAGTTCAGGCTCGATCACATCCATGAACCGCGCTTCGTGCTGAACACGCAATCCGCCCTGCGCGATGCGGACCTGCTCGTGCTCGACGAGGTCTCGATGGTGGGCACGGACATGGCACAGGACCTCATGGCCTTCGGCAAGCCGATCTTGGTGCTGGGCGATCCGGGCCAGCTGCCGCCCGTGAAGGATACCGGTTTTTTCACCGAGGCCACACCTGACGTGATGCTCACCGAGGTGTATCGGCAGGCCGCCGAGAGCCCGATCCTGCAGCTGGCCACCCTCGCGCGCGAGGGCCGCGACATTCCCTTCGGCGCGTTCGACGATCAGGTCTGGAAGATGTCGCGCCACGAGGTGAGCCCGGCGCAGATGCTGCAAGGCGGCCAGGTGATCTGCGGCACGCACGCCACGCGGCGGCGGCTCAACACCGCGATGAAGGGCGCTGCCGGGTTCGAGGCCGATTATCCCGCAGGGGCCGGCGAAAAGATCATCTGTCTGCGCAATCGCC